TTTCATTACAAGACTTAGAACGTTTAACGCAAGATGAATGTTTTGGTCACGCTTACCAACTTATGCAGTATGTAGATCACGTTGGCACAGAGCGCGCCCACTGCGAGAATGTTATTCGCTGGTGTGAAAACTCTCTACAGAGTATTATATCAGAACAGCTTGCATGTGGTGTGTGGGATCAGTATGCAAAACATGAAACAAAAGTTGCTACAATTCTGAGAAATGATGAACTAGCAAAAAAAATCAACGAATGGAAACTAACTGCTCAAGGAAGACTTGAAAATTTGAAGTCTAGAGAGTATAATATAAGAAGAAAGGCTGATATCCTATTTGAAAAAGGTAAGAGGAAATGATAGATAAAGATTTACTTAAAAGTCTAACCGCAGAACAGAAACAAGCGTTACTTGAACAGTTGATGTCTGCTTTATCTGAGACAACCGTTGAAGAAGAGCCTAAAGAAACAAAACAGGATGTTCCTGTTACTAATGTTAATGAAGATTTTACAGTTACTAGAAATATTAACGAAGCTACTAGGAGGACTCCAGTGAGAGCTAAAAAGAATCAGTGGGTTGACACTGGTGAAGTATTTGACGGAGATGAATTTTCTTCAAATAGAAAAAGGTCTGCAAGAACAAGAGCTAAAGCCAAAAAGGTTGAACTTGAATGCTCAGTTTGCGGAAAAACATACATGGAACATCCGAGCCTAATTTATGGAGAATATCACCGCTGTAACCGGTGCGGGGGTCGGTAATGGAATCCAAACTATTGGACTTAGGCGCTGAGAGAGCAGTTCTTGCTGGTCTGTTCTCTTACGGTCTAGAGTCATACGTTGAAATTAGTGATATTATTGATCACAATAGTTTTTGCCATCAAAATAACCAACTGATATACAAGTGCATTGAGAAGATTTTACTCAAAGAAGCAGAGGTAGATTTACCTGCGCTTCTTTCTGCTGCGGATCAACTTGGATTTTCTGAAATCATTCAGACAAAACAAGAACTCCAATATATTAAATCTCTGATGGACTTTCCGGTAAAGAAGGATAATGTTCTTCACTTTGCAGCTCAAGTTAAAAAGTTTGAGTTTGCTAGAAAGATTAGAAGTCTCGCCAATAAGATTGGAAGAGATATCGAAGATATTAAAGGCGATGAAGAGATTGATGAAATCATTGGCATCGTCGAAAATCCGATTACAGAATTCCTAAGAGAAGATGACACAAGAGACAAACCAGAAAGAATTGGAGAAGATGTAGATGAGTACATTGACTTCCTCGTTGAGAACAAGTGCGATCAGATCGGCATCCCAAGTGGATTTGGTAGATATGACGCTGCTATCGGTGGTGGTTTGCGACGTAAGTGCGTGGATCTTGTCTCCGCTCGCCCTAAAGTCGGTAAGTCTGTTTTTGGTGACAATGTTGCTATTAGCGTGGCTAGGGAGGGCGTTCCGGTCTTAATGCTAGATACGGAGATGAGCAAAGAAGATCATCTCAACAGAATTCTATCAAGTCTTAGTGGCGTTCCTGTAAATGAAATTGCTAGCGGTAAATTTTCAGAAGATGAAGAGAAATATATCGCAGTTCAAAAAGCGGTACAAGAAATTAAAGATATACCTTATACGTATGTTAGTGTAGCGGGAGCGCCATTTGAAAATATTCTTAACCACATTAAAAGGTGGGTTATTCAAGAAGTTGGAACGGATGAAAACGGTAGAACAAATGACTGCGTAGTTGTGTATGATTATTTGAAGTTAATGTCTTCTGCTGGCATTTCCGCAAACCTACAAGAATATCAGGCGCTTGGTTTTCAGATTACAAACTTACATAATCTTGCGGTTAAGTATGATTTTGCTTGTCTCGCTTTTGTGCAATTGAATAGAGACGGTATTACCAAAGAATCTACGGACGCTGTGAGCGGTTCTGACAGACTTATTTGGCTGTGTACATCATTCTCTATATTTAAAGAAAAGTCAGCAGAGGAACTTGCAGAGGATGGTCCACGCGCAGGTAATAGGAAACTTGTACCTATCGTGTCTCGTCATGGACCGGGTATGCAGGATGGAAACTATATAAATATGAGAATGGATGGTGACCACGCTCTGTTGCGAGAGCTAAGGACCAGAGATGAATTTATTAGAGCTGGCGCTGATGACGCAATTGAAGGTGCTGAACTCCCATTCGAGGAAGACAATGAGTAAATATACAGCAAAGTTTAATGGTGGTCCTTTACACGATGAGGAATTAACACTTCCAAAGACTCAAGATATACTAGAGTATACTAAAATATATGATAGTGGATTAAAAACTTTGAGTAAATATCTTCTTCGTAAAGTAAAAGAGGATGTTTTATATTATGATATAATGGAAGAAAGATTTCTTGATTATTCTAAACACATGGAAAGGCATCCACGATGACTACTACTAAGCAAAAACTTGATCTAGAAAAAGTCAAAGAGACTATTGTTAATAATATTGATTTGCTATTGGATCACCTAGATGTTGAATACGAAACAAAGGGTGATAATATTTTCATGCCATGTCCTATTCACGGCGGCGATAATCCAAACGGTGTTTCTATATCTATACGCCACAAGAAGTGGAAGTGCTGGACGCATAATTGCCACGATGACTTCGGGACTGATATTTTCGGATTCATCAGGGGTTGTAGACAAGACCCGACATTTTCTGATACGTTGAGATTTATATGTCAACTATACGATGTGAACAAGGGTCATAGCAAGAAATCTGAACCAAAAGTAGAAAAAACAGAACTAGAAGATATCGTAAAAATATTTGGAAAGAGCGTGAACAATAATATTAATGAGTACGTGCGCGATGTAGAAACCCTAAATAATTCATTTTATTTTGAAAAGCGGGGATTTTTACCTGACACATTAGACCATTTTGGAGTAAAAGATTGTATAGATAAATCATCTAAGATGTGGAACAGAGCAATCATCCCAGTAAATTATAACAGCAAGGAGATTGGCTACATCGCAAGGGCGGCAAAGGGATTTATTGAACCTAAATATTTATTCTCAAACGGGTTCAAGAAAACAGACTATCTTTACAATTACGACAACGCCATAAAGATTGCAGAAAAGACTCATGCGCTATTTCTAGTCGAGGGACAGGGTGACGTATGGAGACTCTATGAATCAGGTGTAGAAAATGCCGTAGGATTATTTGGTAAAGATATATCTGAAGCGCAGAAGTCACTATTGATAAAATCAGGTGTGACAGACTTAGTAGTTCTAACCGACAACGATCAAGCGGGTCGTGAAGGTAGAATGAAGCTACAGCGCGAATTAAGCAGAATGTTTAATCTTATTTATCCGCCAATGCTTAAAAAAGATATTGGCGACACTTCCGTAAAGAAAATACAAAAACATATACTCCCCGAAGTTGAAGGACTTTATTAATGATTCTAGGAATTTCTGGCAAGAAGCAGGCAGGCAAAACGACTATCGCGAATATTATTCATGGAGAAGTTCTTGTTAAAAATAACATGGCGATTGACTATAATATTGACGAACAAGGTAAACTCGTTATCAAAACAGTAAATAGTCAAGGTCAAGAAGGTTGGGGGCAATTTGATATTGAACGAAAAGATCAGGAATTTGTTGAATATGCACATTATAATATGTGGCCCCATGTAAAACTCTATAACTTTGCTGACTCGTTAAAAGACATGTGTATCAATTTGTTTGGTTTTACATACGAACAGGCATATGGAACTAACGAGCAAAAGAATCAAGAGGTATCCCACTTACTTTGGGAAAATATGCCAAGGTTTATTAATTCAGCAATCACTAAAAAGATGCCAGTAGATGCTTTGAAATCTTGGGGCTGGAAAGAAGGATCTATAACCGCGCGTGAGTTCATGCAGTACTTCGGAACAGAGGTGATGCGTAAGATGCATAACGATGTATGGGCAAACGCATGTCTAAACAAAATTACTAAAGAGGGTAGCGATCTCGCTATTATAGCAGATGTAAGATTCCCAAATGAAGTTGAAGCAATCACCAAAGCCGGTGGTAAAGTATTGAGATTGGAAAGGAATGTTCACGAAGATAACCATGACAGTGAAACCGCTCTAGATGCGGACAATTACGATCATGATAATTTTTGGCATGTGCTTGACAATAGAGAGATTGGTATCGGGGAAACGATAACTGAAGTTAGATCTCTATTGGAGAAAATTTAATGATTGTTACTTATATCAGGTCATCTAGCTATAATGGATATGACTATTGCCAGATGCAATATTTTCTGACATATGTTCTAGGGCATAGATCAGATAGCGGAAAGAAGGCAGATCTTGGGACTATGGTTCATAAAGTCATGGAAGTTCTTGCTGGGTTAAAAAAATTCCAACAAGATAACCCAAGAAAGAAATATCTTGTTATAGATGATGATGCTGTTGCACAAGTTAGAATCCATAAGGACCAACTTCTAACTAAAGAATGTGTAGAAGATTTAGTAGATTTAAGTTTTAATTCTTATAAAAAAGGATCAAAGCATAAGTGGACTGCTGCCGACAGAAAAGAGGTATCAAGACTTTCTTGGCTGGCGTTAGAC